TGCTGTTTTCAGTTTTAACTTTTTTTAAGTTTTATGTGTTTGAAAAATAGTGTATTTTTGCAGCGCAAAACTTAATGCAAAACATATATGAAAGCTTTTAAGGGATTCAACAGAAACGAGGACGGCACATTAACCTGCCTTGACTTCACCTACGAGGTCGGCAAGACCTACGAGTACGATGGCGAGATTGAACTCTGCGAAAGGGGCTTCCACGCCTGCCACGAACTCCACCAATGCTGGACCTTCTACCCCAACAACGGAAACAACGTGTTCTGCGAGGTTGAGTGCGGAGGGGACATCATCGAGAGTGAGGAGGGTGACGGAAAGTTTGTCTGCTCCGAAATCACCATCCTCCGCGAGGTGGACATGAGCGGGGTGGAGTTGTTCGATATCGTTTGGAACTTCTGCGATGGCTACGCATGGGTTAAGAAGGACGACAAATACAACCACATCGGCACTTACGGCAAACTGCTGTCAACGGAGTGGTGGGATGGTGCTTGGAACTTCTGCGAAGGCTACGCATGGGTGCGGAAGGGAGACAAGTGGCATAAGATTGACACCAACGGAAAGGTGACGGAATTATAAAAACGCAAAAAAAAAAAATAAAAAACAATAACATAATATAATATGAGACAAGTTACAATTACAGGCAGATTGGGCAGTGACCCGAAAATTGAACAAACAAAGAACGGAAGCAAGTACATCACCTTCAGACTTGCGAGTCAGGAGTATGGAGAGAGTGAACCTCTCTGGATGACTGTGAGGTCATTCAATGACAGCCACATCAACAGATTCGGAAAATACCTGAAGAAGGGTTCAAGCATCATTGTAAGTGGTGACTACAGCGACAAGTTGTTCCAGGGGAAGGACGGTTACATTATCATCAGGGACGTTATCGCATCATCCATGTATTTCAACTCAACAGGGGAGAAACGTGAGACCACTAATACTGGAGAGACAACACAGCATCCACAACAAGCGACCGTAAAGACAACAGGTGGAAACAACTTGCCGGATTTGGCTAATGAGTTCGGATACAATAATACTCAGAACACGTTTGTCCCGCAGCAGCAGGCACAATATTCTGACAGCGATCTCCCGTTCTAAATTGAGAGAATCATGTCAAGGAGTTCAGGTTGCGGGAAACAGTCGGACTTGTCCTTCCTTACGTTCGCATGAGTCAAAACCCCTTTTATCTTTCCGTTGAAGGCGTCGGCATTGTAGTCGAACGCCTTTTTCCCTTTTTCCTTGACCCACTTGTATAGTCCTTCGTGAGCATCTATGTTGTCGCGGTTGGCTATATACCTAATGAGTTTTAGAAGTGCATCAAGCTGTTTGTCAGTATACCTGTGGTATTTTGTATATCCTCTGAACTTCTCGTCAAGTGTCACTATGTCGGATTCTGCCACCTGACGTTTTGTGTATGTTTTCCCTTCATCGGTGAGGTATCCGTAGTTGCAGATTTCTATACCAACGGATGTCCTTGACATGTCAGAAGGGCTGCTTATACCCAAATGGTATGCCCAGCATTTTTCGTTCGGGAAGCATTGTACTATCTGACCGTCATATTTTGTTGCCCCCGATAGGTTTTTACCACCTATTACGAACTCAGTGGCGATATGCCCCTGTTTGTCATTTGACCAACAGTCGACAACTGCATAAGGGTTGTCAGCACCGGCTGTATGGTGGAGGAATATGTACTTGTTTACCTGTTTCGGGTTGGTATAATATTCACCGTCCTTGAGCAGATGCTTGTTGATGGCTATTGATGATGTTGTTGTGCTTGTTGGCTGCTTGTCATAGAATCCCATTTTTGACAGGGTTTTAGAACCTGCGATACCATCTGCGACAAGACCGTTTGCTGCCTGCCATTTCTTGAGTTCCCTCTCTGTCACGGCGCCAAAAACACCATCGGGCGTCACACCTAATATTTTCTGTAACTTTTTGACATCATCTCCCTTGCTGCCTTTTTTAAGAACTGTAGCCATATCGGTATGGGTTTGCCGTTATTTTCGTTTTGAAAAATGTGATTTCATGCGCTGCATATTGTCGTATTTGCCAACATTACGATAGGGCGACTTTTCCTTGCCGGTCTCTTCCGCGTATTTGTCTGAGCGTTTCTTAACCTTGTCGGTGTATTCATTGTCAAATGTGACGGTCGGGTTGAGTATCAGTGCCCCACCGTCGTTGCAGAAAAGTATCTGTTCGGACAATGGTTTGCCCCAAATCAAATCATCAAGGTATTGAAAAACTTCATGAGGAATGTATCCTACAACCTCCATCTTGCTTATGTCATCATAGTTTGAAACGCCCGATCGGATGTCGATAGTTTTCTTCCTGTTGTCCGCACCACCGTGTTCCGCAACTGCACGGTTTACATCTTCGCTTGCGAATGCTTCGTTGAGCACTTTTCTAACGATTTTGTCAACTAATGTATTCTTCATTACAGTCTGTTTTTGCGCTTTAGTATTCAAACGGGAGTTCCGATGACAGCACCTCTCTCCAGTGTTTTCCTATGTTGTGCATTAGTTTTGCTCTCTCCACTTCCCTTCTGTTTTTGAGCCTCTCCTGATATGAGGGTTTCTGGTTAGCCTCATCCTCCATGCGTTCCTTCTCACGTTTCTGATAGCGTTCCCATTCCTTCATCCTGTCCTCCTGTTTCCTTTGCTCAGCCTGTTCCCTTGTCGTCCCTGGTTGGAATTCATAGTCCCTTGAAACCCCTCTGAATGTGAGTTTTTTGACAATGTCCTTTTTCTCAAAGATCATGTTTATAGCATCCTCCACAATTCGTGTGAGTTGTTCCTCGTTGAGTTTTATCGTTTTAGACATTTTATTTGCTATTGTGTGTTATTTCTTCTTCAGCATCGGTTTCCAGAATGCGTTTTTTGTCCACAGGTTGCGGAAGAACTCGTCAATGACATCAGCCACAATGTCGCTGACCTTGTCCTTCAGTTCCTTGGATCTGATGTGCCTGTCAATCTTGTCATCAACAATCTTGTTGACCTCCGATTTTGTGAGTTCCTCATGGAGTATGCTCCTTATCTTTTCCTCTGTCAGCATTTGATAAAGTATTCTGTTTTATTTTTTTGGAAGGATTTCTATGATGTCACCGTTAGCACAGACCTTCGCTTTTCCTTTGTCATCTATGATGATAGTCTGTTCTTGTATATCCTCGTCAAAGAATGAAACGATTACCTCAAAGTCACCTTTGGACATCCTGAGAATGTCACCTGCTTTTACCTTGCGTATATCCTTATCACTCATTTGTTTAGTAGTATTCCTCATCCTCATCAGACCAACCAGCGCGTTTGTTTATGGCGTTGATGGTGCGCTGTGAGAGTCTCGGGCTTTGCTGCATATAGAAGTGGTCATCATAAAGTCTGTTACCGCCGCGTTTGAAATACACATATCTCGGGTCGTTTGATGCTGTCCTGCTTTTCCATATCTGTACATATACAGCATCATCCTCAATGATGGCGTCACCCCTTCTCAGACCGTTCATGAAGGCTCTCAGTTCATTTTTCCACTGTTCATCAGTCTGGTCTGACTCTTTAAGGATGTTTTTGATTGTACTTTTAACGACACTCTCTACGATACGATTGAGTGCTTTGTCACTTGTGTGTTTTTCCATAATAACAATTACTTTTAACTATAAATATCATTGACACCAAAAACACAAACCCCCACTATTTATATAGAAAAAGATAATCCTATGAGAGTCGTAAGGATAACAGAGGAACAGCTTAGAAGTATCATGGAGGACTGGGACTTCGAGACCGAGGATGTTGACGGTATAAGGAATGTCGCTGACAAGGTATCGACTGAGCCGTTCACATATTCGGCATCAGGTGAAGGCAAACCGACAACTAACGCTGACATAACGGTTACACCCAATTACCCATATATGAGTGGATACTACGGAAGGAGAAGCTAACTATAACTGAAACACTGAAATATAACGATGGTCTATTTGCTGAATGAGGACGGTAACAGGTATCTGAAGGGCAGGAGGTTCATGCCGGGTAAGGATATTGTGAAGAAACTGAAGGACAATCTTGAGAACTTCAACGGTTCAAAGGAGGATGCGGGTTACGACAGGTTAAGGAACTTGATAGACATGGTTGAGAATTGTGGAGGTATTGAATACAATGAGATGAAGAGGCTGAAGAACTGGTTCGACAACAACAGGATGGCTAAGAGGACCAACGAATACAACCTTATAGGCGGTGAGATGATGGACTTGTGGATTAACAACAAGCTGAAGTCGGCACAGATAGCGGCTGCGAGCCTGTCAAAGTCACACAAGTTTGCTGATGATGTTCAGATGAAGAGCATGAAGTTCAAGCCGTTGGAGAAAACCAATGGTGGTGACAAAACAGTGATGGCATATTTAAAAGTGTTAGATTGATAATATTATGCAGACGTGTCTGGAGAAAAGGTCGATACCTGAGAGACATCAGGAGCTTGCAAGGAACGAGTACAATGTTGAAAACCAATACAGCGAATCTCATCCTAATGCACTTGCTAATGGTGACGCAAAAGGTAAAGGAACCGGATGGACGGAAGCTCCCAACGATTACAGGAAGCCGAACTTCATACCCGGTGACCCGAGCATAATTGATGACAGGAACTTCGATTCTTCACCAGACTCAATGGCTGGCAACAATGTGGACAATGAGAAACGAACGGAGTTTGTGGCGAGGAACAAGTACACATATGCAAACCCCTACACATTAAAGGAGAGTACGTTTGACATAACGATGATGCAAGCTATAAAAAAATAAAAACCAAACATATAAGACATGGGCAGACAGACATGTATGGAAAAACGCTCGATTGACGCAAGGCACGAGCAGATAGTAAGGAACGAGTATAACAACGAGAACCAGTATAACGCATCGCACCCCAACGCATTGGCTACGGGTGATGCTAAGGGCAAGGGAACAGGCTCACAAGGTCACGGCTTCTGGCTTCCTGATTGCGAGGCTCAGCCCAACGTGTTCCGTTATGACAACTTCGACACAGACCCCTCTTCAGGTGCTGGTAACAATGTCGACAACGAGAGAAGGAACGAGAGCATGGTCAGGGGCTTGTATAACTATGAGCATCCCTATGATGCGAGCGCCATTGACACATCGGCTAATGTCGCTGAAGGTCAGTTCGTAATCAACTAACACAAGCCATGTTAAGCGTAGTCGGAAGGATATTGGACAAACTTCTTCTTATGGAGGCTTCGGGTGAGGTTTCATCCGACAAGGTGCTTGATGCCATGGACAAGCATGAGAAGATTATTGTGACATATCTTAGTGACGGCAAGGACAGGTGGCGAGGACCGAGGCAGATAGAGATATACGCCTATGGTGTAACAAAGGCGGGAAATCCTGTTATAAGGGCGTTCCAGCAGTACGGTGACAGCAAAAAGCGCATATACAAGGGGTGGAAGTTCTTCAGGCTTGACAGGATAACCTCATGGAAGAACACGGGGCAGACGTTTGAGATACCTTCATCCTTCGGTGCCTATGGAGCGTTCAACCCGAACGGTGACAAAACTATGGCTCAGGTGTACAAAATCATTGATGCGGAAGGCGACAAGAATCCCTCACCGAATGTGAAACCTAAGATGCGTACAAAAAGCGAGACGGGACTTGAAAGGCTCAAGATGCAGCTTGCCAACCCGATATACCTCAAGGACTTGCAGAAAACAGCAACTTCTTCACAGAGCGGTCCCAAGATGAAGTCGGACACCTCCATATCACAACCTACAAAAACCCCTTATAACAAACTGAGAGGTAAGGACAGGGAGGAATACAGGGCATGGAAGGAGTTCGACAGGCAGCGGGAATATCCGAAATATGACAGGAGTCAGGAAATGTCTCAGGAAAAGAACATTGACAAACTGTCAGATGAGTTCTTCAAGGACTATGAGAGGAATGTAGGAAGGCAGCAGGCAGAGAGGGACAAACGTGCCTTAGGTGTCACAGGTGAGATAACCCCAGAGAAACTTAAGGATGCTAAGGGTGCTGTTGACAGGATGAAGAAGTACAGGAAAGGTTCCGGGAACGAGTTCATAAGGAGCATATCCGATGATGTCTTGAAAAAGATAATGGACAGGATGTCGCAGGAAGAAAAATAAATATTGAATTACCATCGGTAAAACATTACATTCTTTAAAAACAACAACATGGATACAGAAAATGTACTTGACACTTACATAAAGATGAAAAGCGGTGGTGTCACACCGAAAAGGCAGCAGAATGACGTACCTCAGGGTGAACAGCCGCTTACAGGAAGCCTCGAATACCTCAATGAGGCTGCGTTCGGCAAATACGACCCGTCAATGGACACGAGCGAGAGCGGATGGAGCGCACAGGGTGAGCTTGAGAGGTTGAAACAGGGAATTACCGATGAGCAGCTTGAGAGGTCAGGACTCCCCGAATATCTTAAGGAATCCTTCAGGAGGAATCCCGCCAACGACACAAAGTATGCCGATGCTGTGATGAATGAGCTGACCAACAAGATTAGTGAGAGGAACGGCGGTTTCAACGCAGCGAAACGTATCATGGAGAAGGTGGAGAGCACACCGAAAAGGAAACCGATAGATGTGAAGGAGACACCTCAGAGAACATCCAATGGTGGAGGTGGAATTGACTACTCACTCATTCGTGACATTGTTGAGGAGACTGTCAGAAGGAACATATCTGAGATGGTTCTGAATAACGGTGGTGGTGACAACAAGCAGGCTGTCAGGCAGCTCGTGATGAAGCCTGGTGAGAAGTTCATCTTCCTCGACCACGATGACAACATCTACGAGTGCGAGTTCAAGTACCGTGGTAAGAACAAGAAGAAAAAATAGACCGTGTCTATTTCTGAATGCAATTTATCCGTTTGCGTATCGTGGTGTCTCGCGGTGCGCTTTTTTTATGTTTTTTTAACTTATATGTGTTAGAAAATGATGTATTTTTGCACACAAAAACATATAAGGATGGAAAAAGAGAACATGCTACCAGAACCGTTCAACACGGCACTGAAAAGAAAAGCCACCATTGACTATACCGTACAATGTGAGAGTGATGGCGTTCCTGACCACAACTATGTGAGGAGCCTCGGTTATAGGATTGTCTCAAACTCGGACACCACAAGCGAGGCTGTCGGTCTTATTGGTATAACATTGTCTGGATATGGTAATTGGGGAACACTATTCCCGGTATTATCAAATGACGACTCTATCAAAGTGTTCATTGACATGTACAAAAAAGGCATAATTCAATTGTGGAGAATACGAGACTATGTTGATGGAAGAAACTACAGTTATTCTGTAGGAGACAGGTGGAGTGTGTATGATTGTGATACAAGGAAATATGTTGAATGTAATTGTCCTTATAGCTTTGAAAAACAATAGAAAATGAGCCAAATTAGAAACATCTTATTTATCATTGACGCGCAGAACGACTTCTGTTCTGAAGGAGGAAGCCTCGTGTGCGAGAACTACAAGGAAACGGTATCCAACATTTGCAAACTCATCAAAAACAACAGGTTTGATGAGGTAATCTGCACAAAGGACACGCATGGCAAAAACTACAGTGCATCACGTGAGGGGCGGAAACTTCCTATACCTCATTGTATCAAAGGCATGTGGGGCTGGGAGATAAACAAGGACATCTACGATGTGCTGTATGGAAGAAGGTGGAGTGTCATTGAAAAGCCGCGCTTCATGGTTCCGTTTGATGATTTGAACGAACTCAATGCAAGATCATGTAATCTTAGTTTTGGTAGTGTTATGCAACATTATAACGTGTATATGTGCGGTTTCGCCACCGACATCTGTGTGCTTAACAACGCATTGGCAGTCAACACCATGAGTTTTGTCGGTTATGACAATGTCAGGCTTATTGAGCCGTGCTGCGCGGGTACGACAAAGGAGAACCATGATAAAGCAATTGAACTGATGAAAATTAACCAGATAGATATTATAACGGATTTGGAAAACATCAAATTAAAGTAATGCGCAATCATTGAAACACATGTTAGATTTTAGAACCTGTTGCGAATATGCTAAAGAAGGCTGGCTGACCATTCATCACCATCCAAATGGTGTTTTGTGTGGGTTCAAGTATTCGCTTTCTACAATCTACGAGGGACATTGGGATGAGGTCACTTTGCAGTGCAGGGGTGTTGTGTTCAACTCAGTGACAGGCGAAATTGTTGCACATCCGTTCAATAAATTCTTCAACTATCAGGAAATTTATTGTCAGGAGGGTTTGACTCAAATTGGGAAGATTCTGTCTCACGTTCCGAATTTTGAACCACACATGACATCTTCCTTCACTGCGATGGAAAAAGTTGACGGTTCTTTAGGGATTTTGTTTAATTTTGAGGGTCAATGGATAATCAAAACACAAGGTTCTTTTATCGCGGAACAATCATTGTGGGCGGCTAAGTGGTTAGATGATAATGTTGATTTGTCTAAATTGGACAAGTCCTGCACTTATTGTTTTGAAATTGTGTACAATGGTGACTTGCATGTTGTTAAATACGATTATGAAGGGCTGGTGCTCTTGTCCGTATTTGACTGTAATCATCGTGAGTATTCTGTGTTAGAAGTTAAATCTGTAGCTGATTCCATCGGTGTGCGTTTTGTGAAGATATATGAGTTTGACAATATCAAAGAATGTGTTGAATTTGCCGCTAAAATGGACGCCAACAACGAAGGGCTTGTAATCACCTTCCAGAACGGCTTTAAGGTAAAGGCTAAATCGGCTGAATATTTGGAGTTGTTTCATCGTATGTCATGTATAACTTACAAGGAAATACGCAATCATTTCAATGAGGAAAAAGGTGTAATCGACCCTGATTACTTTGCTGAAATACCGGAAGAATTAGATGGCTTGCGCAAGTATGCCTTGTCTATCAATGAACGTGTTGCCGAGGTGTATGATGAGGTTGTTTCAGCTTCACATGAAGCGATTTTGGTGTCAGATGAACCTCGTTACCGATATGAGTACTTGTGTAAAAATTATAAGAGTTACATAGTCGGTCCGGCTATGGAATTAATCAAGTCCAATAACCTAACACGAGTATATGGGATCATTTGGCGTAAGGTCAAAGATGAATTCAAAAAAGATTATCAGAACTAAAACAAATATAGAAGAATGGAAAACTTAAAAGTGTTTACTGCCTTCAGCGGGTACGACTCACAATGCATGGCATTAGACCGCATAATGAAGGAAAATAAAGATTTTAACTATGAACTTGTTGGATGGAGTGAGATTGACAAGTATGCCATACAAGCGCATAATGCTGTATATCCACAATGGAGTAAGAGAAACTACGGTGATATCTGCAAGATTGATTGGAATGAAGTGCCTGATTTTGACTTGTTTACGTATAGTTCGCCTTGTACCGACTTCTCTTCAGCTGGCAAACAAGCAGGTGGTGAAAAGGGTAGTGGAACGCGAAGCAGCCTGTTGTGGGAATGTGAGAGAGCCATTGAAATAAAACGCCCGAAGTGCCTCCTTATGGAGAATGTGGCGGCACTTGTCAGCAAGAAGTTCATCGGTCTGTTCAACAACTGGCAGCGTGTCCTTGAGGGATACGGCTACACCAACTTCCCGATGGTTCTCAACGCAAAGGATTACGGTGTTCCGCAGAACAGGAAGAGAGTGTTCCTCCTTAGTGTGTTGGATGGTGACATTGATTTCAAAACACCTCAACCGATAAAACTTGAGAAGTTGTTGAAGGACGTGCTTGAGGACAATGTGGATGACAAATACTACCTGTCGAAGAAGCTCATGGAAGGTTTTGACAGGCACAAGGCTAAAAGCAAGGAACTCGGTCGTGGATTCGGATGGCAGCCCACTGATGGTAATGTTGTGGCACACGCTGTTCTTGCATCAGGCGCTGTCAGACCGTGTGACAATTTTGTGATTGACAAAACGGTGTTAGGTTTGACAAGGGACAAGGAAGGTAAAATTGTCAACAGACATCCAGTTGATGTCGCCAACTGTGTTAAGGCGATGAGGGCGACAAACACACAGAACTATGTTGTCGAACCGATAAACACTGATGCAGACGGTTGTGCGAGAACGATAGGCACACAGTACCCATCAATGAACCTTGAGAGTGTGACAAGCAAGTCAAGGGAGGGCTACGGTTATATAAGGACTGCGGTATGTGACTTAACGGATGATGATAAATGTAGAATACGCAAACTGACTGAAAAAGAGTGCTTTAGACTCATGGATGTCTCCGACGAGGACATTGGCAAGATACAGTCCGCAGGAATTTCAATGACCCAGCAGTATAAGATGGCTGGAAACAGCATTGTTGTCAGTTGTCTCTACCATATTTTCAAAAACCTATTCGTGAAAGATGAAGAAAGTAGTCAACAAGGATCCCTTTTCTAACGGAACGGAACACATGATTTTCGAGGAGAAAAACTGCGACAGGTGCGTTAAGTCAAGTGTGGCAAAGCCAGATGGCACAAACACCAATTGTGATGAAAACAACATGCCAAAATGTTCAATACAGAGGGACATCGTGACAAGGATGTTCAGCGACAAGCCAATAAAGGAGGAGACGGTCAAAATATGCATGGATTTCATTCTTAACGGCACTCTCTGCAAATATCTGAAAACGGAGAGGAAGCCGAAACGGAAAAAAGTTGACCAAACGCAGGGAACCTTGTTCTAAGTATTGATTTTTCTTCAAGAATACTCTATATTCAAAGAAAAAACAATCAGTTATGGCAAAGAAGAAAATAACATTCACTGAGGACCAGATAAAACTCATAAGGGCTTTGCGCTTCGACAAGATAAACCCTGTTCTGTGGCTTGAGGCTAAGGTTGACAAAACAGATGTTACCATACATCATATTGAGAACACGACTGGAAACAGGTACAGAATTCCTATGACGGCAAAGGGGAAGAGTATGCGTGAGAAGATGGAAATGGTGTTAGGCAAGATGAAAGATGATGCGAAATTCTTATTGGACAATGACAACCCACTTATAAAGGAAGTTGTTGAAAAGTGTAATATTAAAGATGATACTTGCCAATGTGATGAAAAGGTTGTTGATACACAGGAAACCAATGATATTGAACAATCACAAGAAGACGGTGTAAATGGCAAACGTGTAAATTGGTACGATCCTATTGACACAACCTTCAACCTGTCCTTAGTGCTCCACAGTGACACCGAACTTGAGAAGGGTGTTTACGGAATAAGGACTGACAGCCTGTACGGTGGTACATACCTCTACGAGGACATGGCTCTCATATTGGGCAAAACTGACCATGTCGTCAAGGGTAGTGAGGAAGACCCGATGGGTGCCGTATATGATGAGGAAACGATGAACTACTTCAAGGAACTCGACACCTTCATCACAACCAACCTGAAGGACATCTTCACCATACTGATACAGTTCTGCACGGAAGGTATCAGACCTGGTGTGACATACTGGTGCTATGACTATGCGGGAATTTGGCATAGTGAGGAAAATAACACGGAAGAGAAAAAGTAACAATGAACCATTATATGTTTGTTTTCAAGGAACCGTTCACGTGCAAGCTCGGTACAATAAGGGAGGGCACTGAACTGACGGTGCTCGGTGAGAGGCTGTTCATCAATGGCGGGTTTATGGAGCCGTGGTACTATGACATCTTCAAGAAGCTGATACAGGATGATGAGCTGAGGGAGAAGTACCTTCGGAGAGTGCCATTGAGGTACAATGAGGTGTGATGAATTTTAAAAAATGTTAAAAGTTGCCACATGATGTTTTGCGTGGCTTCTTTTTTTGTATCTTTGCACCATCAAAATAACAAGAAAAACTGACAAAGGTGGAAAACATTGTTTTTGAGGCTGAAGGGTACACTGATGATGTCCTGATGGTGGATGACACCAACGGAATGAAATCTACACACATCCTGTATTTGGGTGATGACCTGATGGACATTGACGGTGAGGTCATAGACATACAGATAACGAGCACCAACCCTTCGAGATGTACACCCGTTTTCGACAGCATGTTGGGTCACAGAATCAAAGTGTCTGTTGAGGTTTGCGACACCTTGGCTTGACAATCGAAAAACCTTCCGAAATAAGGCTGTCTGTCATGTCGGAGACGCATTTGTCCGCATAGGTGGCAATGTCCTCTGAAATGTGGTCAAAATGCCTTTTTCGCTGTAATGACGCGACTATCTCGCAGGTCATCTTCGTGTACTTCTTCTCGGAGAGCGTCTGCTTGGAATATTCCACGTTTGATATTATGTTGTCACCGAAAACATGTGACATCTTCTTGTTGGATTTGGATGCCTTGCTGAACTTGTCAAGGATTGTGAGCATCTTTTTGGACTGCTCGTCATCATCCTCCTCATACTTTACCTTGAAACTCCAGAACACACCAACTGAGTAGGTGTTCTTCTTGTCAGGGGTCATTATCCTGTATTTCACACCGTTACGGTCTGTTGAATGCTGTGTTTTAGATTTGCGCTCTTCCAAAGTGTATCATGTTGTGCGTTATTTTTTGTTACACACAAATATACATAAAAAAGCGAATTTAAAGTTAATATTTTGAAAAAAATATTTTTAAACTTCTGGCATCGGTTCACCTTCTCCGCCAGTGGTTTCCTCACCTCCACCACCGGCAAGTCCTTCCGCTTCTGATGCTGCCTCACCCATGTCCATCTCACCTTCTCCTCCGGCGATTTCACCACCGCCTTCTGCACCCATGTCCATTCCACCGAGGTCTCCGCCGAGACCTCCGCCGCTGAAGCTTCCGCCTCCTCCGAAGCCGCCACCGCCGCCCATGCCGCCTTCTTCTTCACCGGCAGCCTGCATGTTGTATTGGGCATCGGGTTCTCCGTAGATGTTGTCAACGGGGTCGAAAATACCTGTACGCTGGATAATCTGCGGTGTGAGCGTAAGTTCTGTGGCAAGCGCCTTTTCAAGCCTCATGTTGTAAAGGTTCTCGTCAATCTCCTTCTTGCTCCATCCTAAAATCTCCTCCCAAGCCCTTCTGAGTGACATAATCGGAATTCCGTTGCTTGTGTCAGTGGCATCCTTCGCCATGGATATTTTCTTCTGCAAGTTGTCAAGTTCAAGCTGCTCAGCCACACTTGAAGCCGTGTTCATCGACAGTGTGAAGTTTGTAAGCTCGTCAGCAAAACCCAACAGGTAAAGGTGTATCATGCACAGTCTGTTGAGTTCGAGAAGGAGCATCTGCTGTCCCCTTGTCACCTTCCTCATGAACCTTACATCAATCATTGACAGGCTCTTGCCGTCACCCGAACCGGCTTCCTCGTAGTTGATGAACGGCTTCGGTACACCAACGGCTGTAAACACCTTGTTCTGTATGTATTTGATGTCATCCATCTGCGTCAAGTTCTGACCTGCACTTAAAGTCTCGATAGGGCTCGGTGCTGAAGGATCTCTTGTTGGGATGAAGATGTCATCAGTGGCGCACATGATGTTCTTCCTTACATCAATCTGACCTGTCATCGGGTCCACAATCGGTGTGCGCTTGAACTTGTTGGCGATGTCCTGAACATAGGCGGGAACATCCTCATCATCAATAGTGCCGACATCAATCTTGTAGACACGCCTCTCCATAGATCTCTCAAGCCTGTAGATGAGCATCATGTCCTCCATCATTGAGAGTATCCTGAAATGCCTCCTTCCCTTGTTTAAAGAACTTACACCATAGGGAAGCATCAGTGAGTCATATAAAAGCCTAAAATGCGCAATCTGCCAGCTCTGGTATGGTATGTACTCATTAGCACCGACCCAAACGAACTGTGTGTCACAAATCTTTGACAGACCGTTGTCAGCTGCGGGCCTGAATGCCGAAGCGTAGGGGTTTTCCATACCGTTCTCGTAACGCTCAATCTCATATACTGGAAGTTGCTTCCAACCCAAAATACCTTTTTTCTTGTCGATGTTGAGTAGCATGAAGGTGTTTCCGTACTTGTATGTGCTCCTGCATATCATAGGGAGCATCATATGTATCGACAGTTTGTTATAAAGCAAGTCCTGCAATATTGACTTGACCCTCTCAGATTTGGATGTCACGTTAACAAGCATACCGCCGTTGGAAACATGGCATGTCTCCTCCATAAGAACGTCAAGTGCGGCACCTATTTCAGGAAAAAGATCCATAAGGTCAGCATCACGGTACATTATCTTGACATCCGACAGTCCTGTGATAGACCTGTTCTCAAGGTCGTAATTAGCTCTTATCCATTGTTTTGCGATGAGTTTCTGTTGTCTGAGTGCCGCGAGTTCGCGTTCGTATGCGGCTTTGTCGGTAGTCCTGTATACCACATTGTCACCGCTGGTGTTGTATTTGTTCACTTTTTCAAGGTTGGCTCTGTCGAAACTTCCGTTGGAACCGAAAAGTGTGCCAAGTCTCTGAAATATTGTTGGTTTTGCGTTTTCCATTATATGTCGGCTTTTATCTTATGAATATGCTTTGTTTTTTGCTTTTTTTTCAACCGTTTCTGCTCGCATTCCTGAAACCTCCGAGCATCAGCATTCCCGCCATGGCTCTCTCCCTCTCCTTTTCAAGGCTTCTTGTGCTGAACAGCATCATGTTGTTGTGAGGTGTTTTTGATATTGAGAAGTCCTCGTATTGGGATTGTGGCGTTTTCGATGACATCCAGTTGTTTGATGTCCATGATTCGAGCATCTTCTTGTCCTTCTTCTTGTTCTTTATGTTCTTGAGCATAGAGAATTCCATAACGAACAGACCCATCGCAAGGCATGTCAAACTGTCATCGTGATAACCATCCATGTGGTCAGCCCTACCACCCTTGAAAACCCATGTCTCCATCTCCTCTATAACCCTCCTGCTCCTTATACGGAACGTGTTGTCCTTCACCATTGTGACGAAGTTTCCTATAGTCTGAACACGCAAACTGCTTGTCCTGAAACCCGGTAGTTTGTCATCCTTCTTTATGCCGAACTTAGAATATTCCTTCTGCACCGTATATGTTTTGAGTCCTGGATCGTCGAAGTATATGTTGGGGTATTTCATGTTCATCAACGTGAGAACAACACTGTCACCATAACCGCCTATGCACTCAACGACACAGAGCGCGTTGTTGTATGTCGTGCCGTATCTGTACACCATCTCACCAATCTCGTCACCAGTCCTTTTACCGTAGTATTCAAGCACCTGATTGACATACGGCTTGCCCTTCTCATCAACCGCATCAATGTCAAGCACCTCTATGGCTGTCCTATCCTCGCTACTACCAGAACTCGGGTCGACACATACAAGGTATCTGTGCTCAGGGTTTGGTTCTTCCCAAATCCATGTCTCGTTGACATAAGGGTCTCTCAAATTCCAGTTCTTAGGCAACTGAATCACGTTCTGGTTAAGTTGAGCCTCTATGACATCACCTGGAACAACATTGTCGGATGAACCTATGAAGGATACAAGGATTTCCTGTGCGATACTCTGCTCATCATTGTTGAGACCCTTGCAGGCATCCTCGAACCATGGGCTGTCAGGTGTCCATCCTTCCTTTTCAAGGCTTCTCCACCTCTCCTCATCATACCTGATGTCACCGTTCTTGTTAAGGACTTCCTCCTCAATCCATTTAATCTCACCGGTCTCCTCATCCTGCTTGTGCCATTTGAGCCACCTGTTGTAACGGGGGTCCTGAAACCATTTGAACTCGACAGGAACGAAGTTGTTCTCACCCTTGAGAGCCTTCACATAAGTCCTGTAATACAACTGGTCCTTACCGTTCGGTGTCGACACCATTATGATTTTGGAGTTCTTCACGGAAGCGGTGGTCATGTATGCCTGCTTGTAGACCGATATGCCCTTGTCGATGAACGCAGCCTCGTCAAATATGACCACTGTCGCTGCTGAAATACCACGGGCGGCATTCTCACCTGACGAGCGTGCATGAACCTTGCATCCGTTGAACAGTTCAAGCTTGTCCTTGTTCCTTGTCTTATATATGGATTTCGTGTTCTTCGGGTTGTCCTTCTCCGGTGAATAGTATGCAGAACCCCACATCCACCTCGGCACCTGGTCAAGGAAGTCAGCGACCTTTTCAAGCAGCTGTTGTGCGAGGTCAAGTTTGTTACCGATACACAGAACTGTCTCAGGTGACATTTTGGATGCGAACACAATCTGTCCGGTCACCCAAGCCGCTGAAACTGTTGTTATACCCGCCTGTCTATGCTTTATGGCGATGGTCTGTGACTTTTCTTTGGAAACAATCGCCTCAATGAACGCTATCTGTCTCGGGAAGAGCCTGAAAGCCACCTTCTTGCCAGCCTCCGCATCGAAGGTTGACAGGTAGTTCTCAATGAAGTACTTCCTTGTCTTGTCGGTGTAGCACCTGTAATACTCTTCCTGTAAGTTTGCTGACATTACATAACCTCCTCATCGTCAATACGGAATGACATGTTCTTCTGCTTCACAAAATTGTCGAAATCGTCATATCCCTTGTTGTATGTTATTTTCTCGCATATGCCAGATATGATTTCACCTGCTGTCGTGTCACCTTTTATGATTGATGATATAAGTGTGTTGAATGTACTGTCGTCAAGTTTCGTCATCTCCATAAGAAGGAAGTTGGGACCAATCTCGTGCATGTTGAAGCCTGATGTTGTGACATAACCGCAAATCCTTTTCCACAGCGGTATTCCTGCCATGATGTCAAACTTCTCTGCCATTGAGAAATCCGACTTGCCCAATATGTACCTTACCTCATCATCATCCTTTGGCAAATTGACGGATATGGACAGTTCAAGGATGCCCCTTATGAGCATCTCCATGAGGAACGGTGCGCAGCTTCCCTCAGCCCTTATTACGGGTTTGTACCCTTCAGGAGCGATTGTCACTGAAACAACACCATTCCCTGATGCACCATATTTCAATGAGTCGGTGTACACACAGAATCTCCTCAGAGCGTTTATCTTCCTGTATTTCTCGTATAGGGATGTGCTGAAATCGTTGAAACGCTCGTAAAGTTTGTCCTGTGAACTTATTACGGATGCCGCTCCTGCACATAATGACAACATTATCCTTCTCCTGAAAACAGCATTTTTAGCCTTTTCCAAGTCAAATGTAAACTCGGACACATCAAAATCCTCAGTACCTCGTCTGTCACCTGTCCTGTCGATAAGCTGGTGCAGTGATGTGACTATGCTTATGGAGTCCTCAGGTATGTCAAAAATGCTGACTATGGTGTTATCACACGCTGTCTCTATCATTTCGGACATCGGAAGCTCAATCTTTGAGCATGACACAATCTCATCAGATAGAAGTTTGTGCGCCTCCTCATCTGACAAGTCGCTTTTTATGAAGCTGCACTCGTTAACGATGAGCGGGAAAAGTGACAGACCTCCTTCATCAGGAAACGCAGGGTTATCACCCAATGATGTGTTCCCTGTCTCCAACGCTTTGTATATTGTGCCGCCTTCTTTTACCATTGTTGTGGTTTTACTTGATGAAGTCCCTGACTTTTATGATTTTGGACTCGTAGATTCCTGTTGAGTTTGTTCCGCTCTGTGCCTTCTGGTTGAAAACAATTGTACCTTGCGTACCATTGACATTCGCTGATGTTCCGAGCTTGACATCTGGGTCGTTGACATTGATACCGTTTTCAATTGCCGCCTTTTTGGTGTCTGCCAAATTAGCCTGAAGGTTGTTCGTTGGATTCTGGTCCTCAAGCGACACGACAACATCTGTATCATCTGATTCAAGCATGCTCATGATTTCGTTGTACTGTTCCTCTGAAATCATAACCCTTCTCTTTTTACCGCATTCGTTGGTTTCCTTCTTATCCTTTTTAACACGTTCCGGAAGCCCTTTTTGTTTAGTGCTTGCAAATTTTTTGATTTCCTTTTTGGTCATGGAATCTGCCGCATCCTTTACTTCTTGTGATACTTCATTACCTTTTAGTTCGTTATCTTTGTATTTTTGAACAACATTAAAGAATCTTGCTTGTGCTTTTGATTTAGATGGCATTGTGTATCAGTGTTTTACGTTTTATTTTACTATATAAGGTGAAGTTTTGTACGACTTCTGTGTGTTGTGTTTTGAGGGTTTGTTTTCCGTTTCCCTCTTTATGTCAGCCATTATCCTCTCAACCATCCTCTCCTCGTTCATCTCAGGTGTTGCTTCTTGTTCTGTGTTTTGCTGTACCGTTGCAACTTCCTCTTCCTCACCTGTCTGTTCAGGTGCTTCTGTCTGAGTCGGTTCTTCTTCCTTTTCCTCTGTGTCAGTGAGTTTTTTGAGTATGGCGTTTTTCTCCTTTTCAGACAAGCCTTTTACACATTGTGAGATCACCATTCCAGCCACGTATTTGTTGAGTGAAGTGTCAGGTGTCGGTCTGTCCTCGTTGAACTTGTCAAGCGTGGTGCAGAGCTTTCCTGTGAGCTGCTGTATGTACTTCTCAGGATCGTTGTCCTCATCAGCCTCGACCCCAGCGTCAAAGTTAGTGTCAAACTGGTTTTCCATATTGGTATCATCCGTCTGCATCATATCATTCTGAACCATCATATCCTCACCCTGCAAATCAGAAGACGGCATATCAGCGGGAATTTGACCCGTTGGCATACCGTCATCAATATTGTTCTGTTGGGGGAGTTTGAGTACTTTCCTCTCGGTTAGTTCACTTTTTTTTTTAAGATGCGGGATACGATGTTGTCAACAAGGAGGTCAATTTCCTCATCATAAGGATTGCTCTTACCCTTTGACACACCATATTTGCCGCCCTTTGCGAGTTTTCCGAACTTATCCTTCGGGTCCTCATCAGCGGGAAGTGTGAATGCCTGTTCACCATATCTCGGATGGTCACCAAAAACATCGAGTTTCCATTCATTAAGACCGCATTCTCCCATACCGCATTCATCCATGTCAAGGGATGCTTCGTTTCTGATAGGGTAGTAGTCAAGTATAATCTTGCTTCCCATTTCACCAGTGTTGTAGAGTTCATAACCCATTCTCTTCATAAAGTTGTCAATGTCAAGCATACGGTCTCTGTCAAAATTCTTTACAACACCAATGCATATGTTCTCACCTTCTTTGGAGAGTTGTCTGTTCACCTTCGCCATACCATCATCACCGATGAATGTGTCAATCCTGTCGTAGATGGTTTCAATATCCTCATTCAGACCGCACTCGTCACATGTGCAATCAGCGACGCTGTTACCACATTTCTTACAGAAACCCTCACCTTCTTCAAGTTCACCATCTGCTTCAATGTCAATGATGTATTCATCTTCAACATCATCAGGCATTGATTCGAGTTCTTCCGGAATTTCAATATCCTCGATACTGTCAGTGGTTTCATCTTCCTTTTCAAAACCTTCAACGTTTTCAGGACGGACTTCCTCACCCTCTTTGACATCATAAGGATCCGCGTTACATGTTGCACATCCGGTACCCTTGCTGTTCTCAGCGTCAACCTCGGGGTCAAGTTCAACAACATCTACTGTCTCGTTGATTTTCGGGGCTTTCTCAGTATATACCTTCTTGCCACCTTTGTCCTTGTATGTTTTCTCGTTGTTGATTTCCTTTGTGGTTTTCGGCTTCTCAGTATAGGTGTCATCAGCCTTGGCGGGGTTTTCAGCCTTCTCTGGTGTCGGGTTCATTTCAACAGGAACCTTCACATACGGGTCACCACCTGCGTTCTCTGGGGTTCCGATTTCCATTCCTGCGGGTTTCTTCTTTCCCTGGTTTTTGATATTGTCAACATTGGTCAGTATCTGGTTGAAACGGTCGATTTCAGCACGCATCTCCTTGGTCTCGTTGATGCACCAATCGGACTGCTCCTGTTTGGTATACTGTTCCTTGATGGGTTCGGTGTTCTTATTTACAGATTCGTTGATGCTCATCATCTTGAGGTCGAACTGTTTGCTCGCCATGGCATAGGAGTTGTACTCGTAGCGTTTCTTGTTGGAGATGCCGCCGATATAATCATAGTCCTCAGCGAGAATCTCGGTATCCTTGGGGTGTGCGCATTTGATGTAGAACTTGCTGCCTTCCCTTATGATGCCATAGGTCTTGCCGTCAGCGGCTTGCATGTGGTACTCCACCGATGTGGTGGTTTTTTTCCCCTCATCCATCCGATAGCTGAAAAGATGCTGCATTCTCGCAATCTCATCAGAAACAATGTTGTTTGTGGCCATATCTTATGATACTTTTTGTCTGTTTTATTTTTTATATAAATATACGCTTTTTCAAAAATTTTCTCAACGTATGCTGTTCATTCTGTCGTAGCATGAGTTAAGTGTGTCCCAAGCCTTCTTTATGTGACCTGAATGCTTCACAACCTTGTAGATTATGTTACCTGTGCTCATTTCCTTCTTCTCTGTTTTCAATGCTTCCTTCCTCATGCTTGACAGTTTTTTTAGCAGTGAATGTAATGAATCATATACCTCTTTGGAAGTTTCGTTATCATCCTTTCTGTCATTGTGCTTGTCTGACAAATCATCTATCCTTGTCATTATCTCGGAAGCCTTCTCCCTTACAAGCCTGCTATTGAACTCTGAGTCCTCACCATCGACCGGTTTCCTTATCCATTTGTCATCTGTGAGAGAGTAACATCCGGAAGGGTCTGACTTGTCACTGGAATCCTCAATATACATCTCTACAGGGAAACCCTTTATCCCGAGTGAATCATGTTCTTCAGCCCACTCAGCCTTTTTGGACTCTATGTAGTCCCTGACGAAATCCTTGTTCTCGTGTATGTCGGAATAGTCCATAAGTATATGCACGTCAATGTCTGAATACTTGTTCCAGTTGTAGTTAGCCATCGAACCCGTCAGGATTATGTCCTCGGGTTTTACCCATGATATTGACATCGTGTCAAGGAAATCATCAGCGAGTGACAGTAGTTTATCCCTTATTTCATGCTTTAATGTATCACCATCCCACAGGTCAGGGTTCAGTTCTCCCTTGTACTCGAACGGTTTTGTGTCAACTTCCTCAGGAGACACCTCATCAACCGCTGGTGACATCATGTTCTGTATGACATATGCCTGATCCTCTGATATGATAATACGGCGCATAAGAAAAACTATTCCCCGATAATGTTCATTGCTTCCACCATTTCGGCGATGTCGACAACGGCGGTTTTCTCATTGAAGTTCTTTGATTTGATTTTTTCTGAGAGGTTTTTAATCTTGTCCGTGTCACCCTTGCCGCTTACAAGCGCCTCGTTGAGTTTCCAGATGAGCCTGTTCTTGGTCTCGTTGAAAACCTTCTTCTTGTCGGTGTCCTTATCTGTCATGACACTCACGAACTCCATCTCATCATCATTTAGTTCATCAGCGTGGCGTTCTGCGAGTTCCGACATCATGTCCGTTGACATTGTGTTGATATCATATTCATTCTGCTCATTGTTCTCCGAGAGGTGATTCACAATGTTGTGCTTAGCCTCAGCGATGATGGCAGCGTTTGTCACTGTTTTAGGTGTGAGGAGTATCGTCTCTATGCTCTCATAAAACAGGTCGTTAGTGGTGTCAAGCGCAGGTGTCTCATCAACCTTCGCCTCACGGAGGATCTTCAGCAATAAACGGTTAGCCTCGGAAATATCTTTTTTGGAAAAGATGTTTGCTGTTGAGCATACCTCATTGACAAGCGAATCAGTATTGCATTTGGAGGTGTTGTTATCAAGCGCGTCATACACCTTGAACTGCTCGTTAAGCACGTTGTTGTTTTTAATGGCGTTGACAAACTTTGCCATGCATTTCTTACCGTTCTCCGTTTCAAAGAGTTTCTCGCATGTCTCTTCGAAAAGGTTGTATATCTTTCCGAAGTTGATGTTCTCACCGTACATGGTCTTGTCAGCCTCGTTCTCGTCAGCCATAGATGTTGCGAATTCATCAAACAGGTTGTTTGCCTCCCCCCTTCGTATCTCAGCGATTTCAATGTCACCCTCCGCATATTTCTTCAGTGCGGCTTCCATCGTGCTTATGGCTCTCTCAAGGTTTTCTGTTATGCTGTTTCTCATAGTAATGATTTTCTTTTCATATAAATATTGTGGTTTGCGGAAATTTGAATATTTAACATTATTTAAGATTTTGTATTAGAAAAAGTATGTATTTTTGCAGCGCAAAACTTAATGCAAAACATATATGAAAGCTTTTAAGGGATTCAACAGAAACGAGGACGGCACATTAACCTGCCGTGACTTCACCTACGAGGTGGGGAAAACATACAAGCACGATGGCGAGATTGAACTCTGCGAAAGTGGCTTCCACGCCTGCCACGAACTCCACCAGACGTGGTACTTCTACCCCAACAACGGAAACAACGTGTTCTGCGAGGTTGAGTGCGGAGGTCACATCATCGAGGGTGAGGAGGGTGACGGCAAGTTCGTCTGCTCCGAAATCACCATCCTCCACGAGGTGGACATGAGCGGCGTGGAAGTGTTCGGTGAAGCTTGGGGCTTCCGCGAAGGCTACGCATGGGTTAAGAAGGACGGCAAACACAACCACATCGGAACGGACGGCAAGGTGCTGTCAACGGAGTGGTGGGATGGTGCTTGGAACTTCTGCGAAGGCTACGCATGGGTGCGGAAGAACGGCAAGTACAACCACATCAGCACGGATGGCAAGCTGCTGTCAACGGAGTGGTGGGATGATGCCTGGAACTTCTGCGAAGGCTACGCATGGGTGCGGAAGGGTGGAAAATTCAACCACATCTCCACGGACGGCAAGCTGCTGTCAACGGAGTGGTGGGATTACGCTTATAGCTTCCACAACGGCTACGCGGTGGTGGAGAAGGACGGCAGATACAACCACATCGGAACGGACGGCAAGGTGCTGTCAACGGAGTGGTGGGATGACGCTTGGGGCTTCTACGAAGGCTACGCATGGGTGCGGAAGGATGGAAATTGGCATAAGATTGACGCCAACGGAAAGGTGACGGAGTTGCGAACATCCCACGGCTTAAGTCATGGGTCTTCCCAGTGGTAATCATAAAACTTAATAATCAATGATGACACGAGAAGAAGTTCAAAAGATAATGCTCAAAAGCTGTAATGAAGAAATTGAAAAAGCAGGAGAAAATAGCTTGGGTTGGAAAAGTAATATGAATCCGACAATTAGTTATTCAAATGGTTGTATGTATATGCTGCCAAGGAAATATGAGTGGACTATAAAAGAGGTACGAGATGCTATCGAGAATGATAAGTGTCTGTGTGGTTCTGATATAAATCTTATTGACATTGCTTGGAGAATTTATATTGGTCAGGCATAATTGTTGTGTTCTCTCCTCAGCATAATATCTGTCCAATTCTATTTGCCCATCAGATTGAAAACCAATCTTTCAGGATAATCCGCACTCACATCAAAATTGTCAACTTCCTCAATGTTCTCCAAAGCATTCACCTGAACCTTGTGCATGGCAGTCACATTGTAACAGTCGGTGGCATAAATCTCAAGTGCCGCAAGAAGCTGTCTTGCCTCATCAATATGAAGAGTTATATATAGTCCGCTGAACCAGATGTTCACCTGCTCTCTGCCAACTATTGCGGCACTGTTAAGTGTGTTGACCAAACCCGTTCTTGTGTCCTTGTCCAACCATAGAAGGGTGTCCCCAAGGAAGAAACCGTTCACGTTCTCGGAAATGTCATAGACCTCTATGTCATGGATTTTCATCCTCTTATGGTACTCCAAGTCATCAACAGGATCCACAACAGCATCAAAGAACTGTCTTGCATCTTCCACAATCTGTTCTATGGACTCAATGGATGTAGCATCCTCAATCTGTGGAACGACCTCATTGACCTTCTCGCGGCAAACCTTACCAATTCTCAAGAAGTCATCTGCGGTCCTCAAAACTTCATCATCAGAATATATGGAGTCCTGTCTTGATGGTTTATAGACTGAGCTCGCCAATGCATCACAGAATCCGAGCACATCCACCTTCTTGCCTAATGTATCACGGGACATCTTGTCAATATCCCCAATGGCTTTTGCACGCACTTCCTCAATGTCGGGTGTTGGCGGCACATAAGGAGGATTCAACTCACATCTCTCTATTTCTTGGATGCTTGCTGTTGGGTGCTCCAGGTAGAAGTTTATCTGCTCACTTGTCATCTCCCTGAAATTCTTGTTCAGTTCTGTGTCCACGGGTTCAGTAAAGATGGAAATTGCCCACGGATGATTGTTACTTATCTTGAAATAGTAATAGTTTTGCGTCATCTTTTTGAATAATTGTTTATATATAAATAATATCTTTGAAGAAGTTGAAGTTTAGGCATAAAGGAATTCACCTGTACCTGCATTTGTGTAAAAAACGCCTGTCTCGTAACACAACAGCCCTATTTTGCTGTCGCTGTTCCTCATATAAGGCAAGAACGTATATGTATCCGTTGTAGTTGTCAATAAAACTTTCTTTATCTTGCCCTTTGCGATATGCGCTATGTCAGCGTTATTTGTATTTCCTTTCAGCACATAAATTGTACGTGTCGCGTTTGTAAGTGTATTGATTGTAAATGTATTAGTGTATGTGTTAGATGTTGTGCGATTTATCAATGTAAACTGCCCAGTGTTTGTTAGTCTTATTGTCACATCATCGTTGTCATTGATGTTGTAGTAACCAGCAACTGGCACAATATTACCAACTCCGGCCCTATATCCTCTTACTGTACGATAAGAATTGTAAATAGCAATACCAAAGTTATCATTTGTATTATAATTATTACCACTGAATATGAGACCTGAATAAGTATAACTTGTGTTTATCTTTACAATCCAATCTATTTCAACTGACATATCATTTGTCGGCTTAATCCCTAAGTCAATCCATTGTGTACCAGTACCTTCTATGTATTGCAATGGAGTGTAA